TGCAGCGGCACTTGAAACACCAGGAACTTAAAAGCATTTACAAAGAAATAAAAATGAACCCCGACCGATGTAAGTCGGGGTTTTTAAATTATGCTAACTTTACAAAAAGGACAAACGCAGCAAATCATTTACACCGGAACCGAGTTAGCGGTACTGACAAACCCTTATTTTCTTTTTGTTTGTACTAACAATGTTACCGAAAATATAGTTAAATTTGTTGCAACCAATACCAGTACAACGGCGCGTTTTGATATTTCAACAATTACCGTCAACACATACTTTGCAGATGAAGATGCAGGCCTTTGGAGTTACCAAATATTTGAACAGGCATCGTCAACGAACACAGACCAAACGGGATTGAATATGGTTGAAGAGGGTTACTTACAGTTAAACGATGTAGCGGGTGCAGCGGATTCCGTTTATGACGGTCAAGACAATACTTTTAAAACTTTCCAATGAGCAAATATAAATTTATCGAATTAAAGTTTGACCAAGCTCAACAACCTAAGTTCACAGAAAATAGGACTAAGGGTTTTGTGGAGTTTGGTTTGCTCAATAATTATCCGGAATACATTTTGAGTCTTTACAATGAATCGCCAAAGCATGGCGCTATTGTACGCGGTAAAGCTGGTTACATTTTAGGCAAAGGTTTTGCCGATGATGCCGGCAAAGCAAAGGCAAACGAGCAGGGCGAAACGTGGAATGAGATTGCAGAAAAGGCAATCCTTGACGATGAGATTCACGCCGGTTATTATTTGCAAATCGTTTACAATAAGTTAGGCAAAATTGCCAGCGTTTTTCACATCCCTTTTAAGAATTGCAGAATAAGCGTATGCGGTGCAAAGGTGTATGTAAAAAAGGACTGGAACGATAACAAAGAGAAGGTTCGCGAATATCCCGTTTTTGATCCATCAACGCCGAATGAAACACAAATCTTCGTTTACAAACAATACAATCCACAGGCCAGCTATTATCCTATTCCTGGTTATCAACAAGCGTTGAACTACATCGAAAGCGATGTGCAGATAGGCCGCCACATTTTGGGCAATGCAAATCAAGGTTTTGTCGGTAGCACATTAATCAATTTGAACAACGGCAACCCGCCCGATGAAGATGCAAAAGAGGAGATTGAAAAGGCGGTTTTAAAGAAGTTCACGGGTGCCGATGGCCGCCGTACGGTTATAATGTTTAACAACAGCAAAGAAAACAGTGCTGACATTGTACCGCTGGGACAGTCGATTTTAACGAAGGAAGATTTTACAAACATCAACAATTTAGTTCAACAAGAGATATTCGCTGGCCATCAAATTACATCGCCATCATTATTCGGAATTAAAACCGAAGGACAGTTAGGCGGTCGTAATGAGATCCGCGAAGCCTACGAGATTTTCAATAATACCTATGTTGCCAAAAGGCAAATGATTCACGATATGAACTTTACATGGTTAAAGTCATACACAGCACAGCCTATTGAAATGGTAATTGTACCGGTCGAGCCATTAGGGTTTGAGTTTAGCGAAGCTATTATTTCACAGAATTTAACCAAAGATGAGATTCGCGAATTGATGGGTAGAGAAGAAGCAGAAGAAGCAACCAAAACAGCGGCTCAAATAATCAACGATAATATTAACGCACTTTCTCCGGCGGTAGCGGCTAAGGTACTTGAGGCAATGAGCGCGGATGAAATTAGGAGCCTTGCGGGGTTAGTTCCTTCTGGCGGTGTTGTTGGTACTATGCCAGCACCGGCCGAAGCGGAAGCACAACTAAATAGCAACCTCGTTAATTTAAGCGGCCGTCAGCAGCAGCAACTTATGAGGATTGTACGTTTGTTTTCACAAGGCAAACTAACGAAGCAACAGGCTGCAATACAGCTACAAGCGTTTGGGTTTACCGATGACCAGATTAACCAATATTTAGGTTTAGATGATGACCCTACAACAGACGATTTAAAATTCAGTTCGCAAACAGAAGATGAGGTTTTATTAGCAGAGTTTGCAGCGTGTGGGTGTGATGTAAATGAATATGAGGTTGTGCATAGTGAGCCGGCAACGGAAGCCATGTACTTTGCCGAACAAGTTGATTTAACCCAATTACAGGCGAATGTGATGGACTTAATCAGTAAGGACAAACGTATAACGCCCGATGTTTTGGCGGATGTGTTAGGCGTGGAATTACGCAGTGTGAACGCTGTATTGAAAGCGATTGAGAAAGCTGGTTTAATATCCGTATCAACACAACAAGAGGGAGCGGACACAATTATCGAAAGAAAGTTAGTGCAACCCTTATCGAAGATTACAGACCAGAAGCCATCCGTAACACAGGTGTTAGTGCGCTATTCGTACGAAGGGCCACAGGATGACAGAAACCGCCCATTTTGCGCACGATTATTAGAATTGAATAAAATATACAGCCGTGTAGATATTGAGAATATAAGCAAGCGTTTGGGGTATTCTGTTTGGGATAGGCGCGGCGGTTGGTTTACATTACCGAATGGCGAACACCGCCCATTTTGCAGACACACATGGAAAGCTAACATCGTAATAAGAAAGAAATGAGCAACAACGTATTATTTATAACTGAAAAGACTTTAAAGGCGCGGCTTCCGATGTCGGCGGCCATAGATTTTACAGCCGTAAAGCCGTTCATAAAGTTAGCACAGGATCAACAAGTGCAGCCTATTTTGGGCAGCGGTTTGTATTTACGTTTGCAGGAAGGAATCGTTGCAAACAACTTGAATACCGATGAATTGGACTTGTTAAACGATTACGTTACTGATACTATCATTTGGTTTACGATGGCAATGCTTCCTATCGGCATGGGTTACCAATTATTTAGCAAAGGGTTTTTGCAAAAGTCAGCCGAAGAAAGCAACACTCCGAGCCGTGGGGATTTAGAACTACTTGAAGAACGCTATAAAAAGCATGGCGAATATTATGCAACCCGAATGATTAAGTACCTACAAGAAAACTATCAAAAGCACTACACCTATTTAAACCCTGGCAGCGGTGTTGATGTTATATTTCCGGTTACCCGCGCTTACACATCGCCTATATTTTTGGGTAGGTACTTTAAGCCGGAAGATGGCAAACAGTACGGCAACGGTGGCAGCGATGCAAACGCGTTACCAATATACTACACAGCGGCAGAAGGTATTACCACATTTACAATACCGCAGCTTATTGGGCGTGTTGTGTTGGCTTGTACTCGTTCGGGATTGGGCAAAGTAGTAACTAAATCAACAACATCAAACCCCGACTTTATACAGATTGTGAGCGGTGTTGTTACATTACCTACGGGCGATGCGATTGGTGTGGGTGGCGAAAACTTTATATTTTTATACCGATAATTTATGAAAAAAGGCGCGTACAAAAAAGAGTACATTTTCGCAGTTCAAAAGAAAAACAATGACATACAACGAAGTCAAGAAAACAATAGGGGATGTTCTGGAATCACATCGGATGCTTCAAACAGTGAAAATGGTAAGGCCACAAGAGTGGTTAAACCGCACAACTGATGCACTGTTTCCCGCTGCTTTTTACTTTGTAAATTCCGGAACAATTAACAAAGGCCATGACAATGATTTCAACATTGTGTTTTGGTTCCTTGACAAAAGCGGACAGGAATACAAATACGAAAGCGATGTTGTAAGCGATATGTTAGGCGTTGCCACAGACATTATCAATCTTTTACACGTTGGAAACAATCCTTATATTATAGACGATAGCATAACTTATAATGTGGCCACAGACCAATACGAAGATTATTTGGCCGGCGTAACATTTAACATCAATCTAAAAACCTTTTCAACATTTACATCATGCGACGCACCCATTACTTAGTAATAATTTTATTACTTATTGCTCAAACATCATTCGGACAAATTTATCAAAACATGGCGCAACCAGGCTATAAGTTTAGCCGTGCGCGTTTCGATAGCGTGTTGACTATTCCATCGGGTTTAGGGAATTTAAAGAACATTACAGGCGGTCAAGATACGGGGCAAATAAGGTTTAACAAAAGCGATTCATCTGTGTACGTTTGGAACGGTAGAGCGTGGATAAAGCCTGTAGGCGGTGGGGTTAGTGATACGCTTAAAGTTAGTGTAAGTGATACGGCGGCTATGTTGGCACCTTATGCAAGGGCTGCTAATTTTATACCGTTATCGGGTACGTTGGTAGGCAAACCTATAACGGGTGATTTACAGTTTGATAATTTAGGAGGGGATAAAAGAATAAAAGGAAATACAAGTTCATCTTATATTGAACTTACAGATGATGGTGGTATCAATATTAACAAAGATTCTGGGTCAAATGTTAATGTAATGGGTATTGTATTTAATGGTCAAAATAATAGCGGATCGGATGGTATAACAGGCGTAAAAAATTATTCTGCAAATTATAATAGTTTAAGTTTTATACAGAAAGTTTATTCTGATAGTATAACTAATTTAAAATTAAACATCTCCGATACCGCTACAATGTTAGCGCCTTACTCTCGTGTTACCGTTTCCTCATACGGCAAAAACGCTGGGGGGGATAGCACAATACTTGTACTTAGTAACGGTACTCGTTACGCTGCGAAGGATAGTGTAGGCGGTGGGGGTGCGAGTGGCTGGGGTTTGACGGGTAATGCTGGAATAAACGCAGCAACAAACTTTTTAGGAACTACAGATAATCAATCTTTAAGAATTAGAACAAACAATATAGAAAGGATTTTAATTGATTCTATTGGCAATACAAATTTTTCATCTGCAAAAATATTCGGTTATCCAAACAGTTTAGCCACAAGTTCTATAAACCCTACCGCATCTGGATTAGATAGCGGCACAATCTCACTTTATAGAGGTAGTTATAAAATTGGAATTGATGCAAGCGCAAGTGTTTATTTACAATCTGGAAATCCATTATCTACTGATTTATTTGTATTTTATAAAGGTGCAACAAAGCAATTTAGTAAAATAGATAATAACGGAAATTTCTCCGTTGCATCTGGTGGGCGTTATGTATTAGATGCAGGAACATCTCCAGCAAACCCAACAGCGAATCCTCAAGCTGGTACATACAGCTTGTTTGATGCAACGAGTAATACTTGGAAAATTGGAATGGCAGGAGTAAGATCAAGCAAATTTGATATGTATTTTTCAACAGGGGCAACAGCGGGAGGTGGTTATCGTTGGTATCAAGGAACTACTGAATTAGCTTCTATTAGCCAAGCGGGTAATCTATTATTAGGCGGCAACACAACTGATAATGCAAGTGCTTTGCTTAATGTTACATCAACCACAAAAGGCGTTCTATTCCCCCGCATGACCTTAACACAACGCAACGCAATAGCAAGTCCAGCGGCGGGGTTGCAGGTAATTGTAACGGGCGAAACGGGGGGGGAGTTTGTGAGTATGTATAACAGTAGTTTAGCGGCGTGGGTAAATGCAACCTCAAAATGGAGTACCAACGCAAACGGAATAAATTATAACGGTGGTAATGTAGGTATTGGAACTGCAACGCCTGCAAACGCATTGGTAATTACAAGGTCTACA